CCTACAAAAGCAATATCTCCATAATCACCAGTATCAACTTTGGTAGGGGCTTGTGTCTGAACTCCATCAATAAAGAATTCCATAGTCCAATCAGCAGATAAAACTTCACCAGTATCAAAAACAATCTTCACTGCATATTTCTGGTCACGGTTAAAATCCCCTACATCGGCATCAAGTCCATTGTTCATTACACCCGGTGATACACCAATCTTACCAGTTGCATCGTTACCGTTCAGATATAAACGCTCATTGCCGTAGCCGCTTATACCAGCCTGTCTATAACCACCATTCAGCCCATTATACTGACTAAAGCCCAATGCTATTTGAGTTCGGTAGTCGGATTCTCTTGGTGTTATATCAGCAGATAATTCATAAATTTTACCCTGTACTGGAACAAACGGAAGATGTGCTGCTACTGTAAAATTTGCCGCATCGACAGCCGCACCACCTACGACTCCACTAGCATCAATATATCTCTCTCCTAAGCTAGTGTCCGTTGTAGAAGCATACCATACTTCCGATGATGGTCTAGTATCTGGAGCAGTGCCATTAAGATATGAACCTAATGGTGTGCTGAAGTCGTCATAGTAAATAACTGTTGGAGGATTTGACGATGAGCTAGAACTATCTGAACTTTCACTATATTGTTCAGAACTTGAGCTTAAAGAACTACCTGAGCTTTCGCTATATTGTTCCGAACTTGAAGAGCTAGAATCTATGCTAGAACTACTTGAGCTATCTCTACTTGAGCTGGATGAACTTTCGCTTGGCATTATATAACCACCATAATTTGTATATATCTATTGTATATTTGAATAGCTTCACTATAAGAAACCCAAGAAGGTCCAGCTACTTCATTACTATCCTGACTAAATATTGTATTACTTGACCTATAATAAACATCCCCGCTACCAAAGCCGGTTCCATAGTCGTCATAAGATATTGTTATTAATTTTTCCTGAGTTGTTAATGAATTCTTTACGTCTGATACAAATGACTCATGATTCTTAACCTCAAGATTTCCATAATCGCCTGTGTTTCTAGCCTCTACTGCTGATTCTTTATATTTCCAGTTCGTCCATTTTACTGCATCCGTTCCGGTAGGAGTGGCATATCCCCAAGTCCAACCATCAGCCGTAAACTCTTGAGATTCAGAAGAAGATGAAGTGCTCGAAGAAGAACTATTACCTTCAGAAGAAGAACTACTATTACTTGAATTAGATTGACTCGAAGAACTAGAAGAAGAACTCGATGTCGAACTCGAAGATGAACTATTTCCTTCTGAGCTAGAACTTGAATTAGTAGATGCGCTTGAAATAGAACTTGATGAACTTGATGAAAATCCCTCAGAAGAATCACTAAGTTGTTCAGAACTACTAGATGAACTTTCGCCATATGAAGAAGAGGAACTAGTTGAAGAACTTAATGCATATAGATCACATTCTACAATAGCAGACGAAGGAGATGATACAACTACTAAATCCCAAGTTACTACACCTGTTATTCCTGAACTATTCTGCTCAAGTAATTCTATTGTAACATACCCAGCTTGACCAATTGCAACTAAGCTAGTATATGCAGCATCTGAGTAAACCTGTACTTGCTGTGTATTAGCAACAAATGAATCGAATAATATATACAACTTACAATCATTAGTATTATTAAGGTTCGTTCCTAAAAAATCCCAAGCAGAAAAATGAGTGCAATCACCTGTGCATTCCCACGTGTCGCAATAACAGCCCTCAGTTGAACTCGAAGAACTACTAAAGCTTGATGTATTACCTTCAGACTCAGAGCTTTCAGACGTACTTGAAGAAGAAAAATCAGAAGAACTTGAAGAACTGTGTAAGCAATCTAATGTAAAATTAGTTATACTTGAAGAACCATCCCATACAACAGAACCAGTTATACCTGAATCATTCCTCTCTGTTAACGTAATCGTTCCTGCGCCAGCAGCCTGACCAGTAGCAACTAAGGATGTTTTACCTGCATCTTTATATAATCTTACCTGTCCATTGTCCGGTAAGAAATAAGATGTACTTCCGTGTAAGGAACAATTGTCAGTTGTATCTTGCGTCGCACCATTAATTGTCCAAGCAGAAAAATGAGAACAAGTAGCATCTGTTGAGAAACATTCAGGATCCGTGCAACAGTAATATCCATCTGATTGAGAAGAAGAGGAAGAAGATAGGCTTGACTCAGAAGATAACGAAGAAGATGAAGAACTTGAACTATCATAATCAAAACCGTCAGGATTTATAGAAAACATAATGCCATGTCCATAACCCGTTGAATCTATATTACCTAATCCAGTTGATACACTTGAGGCTCTTGATCCAGTTGCCATTGCTTGACTACCAGCCCATTCAGCCGTTGCCTTAACATCATAATGCTCAGTCCAAGATGGATTTGAAACAGCTATACTATATCCACTAAAAGAACTACTATTACTAGGTCTATTAGCCATTAACACCATTAACGAATTGTTTGTGTCAGGAGTAATGGATGGAATAATAAAAGGCGGACCTGCATAGGAAGTATTTTGAATTTCAGAAATAGGATCAGTCGTATCAACTCCATTAAAAGCAGTAAGGTTAGCCATTATAGGTCCGTTCTGCCCATCTTGGTCAACAGTAATAAATCCAGCATCAATATCTGCCTGAACAGTTACTTTTATTAATACGACTTGACTTCCACCAAAGCCTTCTCTAAATATTCTATTCCAGCCAGTTAGAGGGTCTGGCTCTACATTACCACCTGAATTAGAGCAAATATGAAGAATCATTAAATCATCAACGGCAAGTCCAGCAGGTAATGTACAATTAATAGTAAGAACATTAATTGAACTCTGCGTTAAGGCATTTGATCTGAATGTTACGGCCATTAAATATCCCTATTAAATTTTAAGTTGTTTCGAAAGCAGAATATATTTCTACTATTTGCCAAGTGGTCGTACTAATAGGTCTAACTTCTATCATCGCAATAGGAATTTGACTTGACCCCCAATTCCTAACACTCTTTACAGTCCCTCCAGCAGAAGAGTCAGCAATAGTTTCGCCAGTAGGAGCTTGTATTATCATAACATTAGCATTGTTATTCTGCTGAAAGGCGAACTGTAAAGAACGAGTAGAACTAAAAGAGTTGGAAGCTGTGGGAAGATTGAAAGTAAAATCGCAAGCTAAACTCTCATCTAAAAAGAAGGTTGTTCCTGCATCATTAATAGCAACGTCATAAGGGGAAGATGCGCAATTACTTATGATAGTTATCTCATTACCCATATTCCATGGACGGAGGCCAATGGAAGTTATTGAACTCCAGTTGACGATTATGGAAGTATCTAATTCAGTGGAAGTTCCGGTTCCGGGGTTTAACTCAAAGAATATAGACCCATCACCCATAACTTGAGGATTGTCATCAGAGTCAGATATTACAACGGAGGCTGTAAAGGTCCCGTCAACCGCAGTTTTTGCAGTTGTAAAATCATAGTCTGCGTAATTATTACCAGCCGTAAATGTTCCCTCTACTTCAACAACCTCGCTAGATGAACGTTTTACAAAGAAATAAAACGTAGTTGTTTCGTCTGCCGTTAGGTTTCTATCAGTTTTTACGCCTAGGACTTCAGTGTAAAAATACACCCTTTGAGTAAACTCAGTGAATTTAGTAGCTATAATTGAAAATAATTCGTTTTGATTTTGGACATTTACTTCTATCTCTGGCATTTTGATTCTCCTTTAATTATAAATCCTTATAGTAATTTTAATGATTTTAATATAAATCGTTACACTATAGATTTCAATAGCTCTTTGAACTTATTCTTTTTGCCAGAACATCCACCGCAACCTTTAGATTTTACTTTAGATTTTACTTTAGATTTTACTTTAGATTTTTGCTTACTTAACCACTTCTTTCCATAAGGACATTCGAAATCAGGATTCACTTCACCATTAACAGCTATTCTCCATTTCTGACCACCATTTAAATTCCTACACGTTTTACAATGCGCCTTACTTTTACAGTGTATTGATTCAAAAAAATTAGATATACTCATTATGTTCTTATACCTCTGATATTACAGCCGATCCACCATCTAATAATACACGATGGTAAATTGCTCCATCTAATGTTAAATATGCGTCAGCTATAACACAAGGGTTTCCTTCAGGTATTGGATAACCATTAACAGTATAGAAATGACTATAGTATGCTGTTGAGTATGCTGCGTTTGCAATAGCAGTTCCATACCACCACTTTGAACTCCAACTCCAAGTAAAGCTCAATCGCCAATATTTTAAAGTAGCAGAAGGTACTTGCCAGTTACACCATTCGCCTACCGGACCACCATTCCATACTAAATTATGAGTTCCATTAATTTCCCTTGATGCCTTTTTGATATCTTCAGGACGCCAAGATACAGGATCTAAAGTAACATCATACGTTACTTTATATACATTATTAAGTGGCGGATCACAACTATTACAATGATTACAGTTTCCACAATTTGCTCCGTCATCATCATTACAACTAGAGCAATCTGTATAAGTACTCGCATATACTTCTGATTCATTCTGAACTGTTGTATGTTCAATAGTTTCGCTATGGTCACAATAACAGCAATAATGATATACAACACAATCAGGAGAACCTAATGTTAAATATTGTGAATTTGTTATTACTATATAATGTGGATATGTAGGTAGGTCGTCATAATAAGCGCCATCACAACAGGCTTCAAACTTATGACAAGGTGGATCGGTACAGCCCGGACAGCAACACTCATTCATTAAATCGCCAGTATCAAATTTTAGTAACCTTTCAGTATCGCCTCTACGCTGTAATGGCATTTATATTTCTCCCTATTAAATTATGTATATGCAGGTGGGCAATCAGATGCAGTAGTAATAATATCTTCAACTTCACCCGATGTACTATACCCAAGAACATATGCAGGAGTTTTGGTCATAATTAATTCTCCAGTATAACCATCATAAGTCATATTAGTTACTACATTAAGCTCTGTAGGATATAAATATTTAACCTCTTGAGTTTCTCCACCCTTAACTACTACTAAAACATATTTAGTATCGCCTGATGCTTCTGTAAATTCTGAGCCGGCTTCCCACTCTATTTCACTGGAATCTATTTTTTCAGTCGTTATTTCTTCTGCATTATAATTAATTTCTTTTATTCCATATAGATTAGTTTCTTTAAAAGAATTAGTATCCTCGTTCCAAACCTTATCTTTGTCAGGAACATTGTCTGTGTCCATATCCGTAGTTATTTCAAAAGATTTTGTTGTAGGCTCATCGTCAGTCTGTGGTCTATATGTAGAATCATATGCAACAAATTTAGTTGCCCCGGACGCACCTATATTACTATCTGCCTGAGGCGTATCATCTGCTATAAAAATAGGTACAGAAGAGGTTGCATTAGCGGCCGCATTATTAGCATCAAATATTTGTTGGTATTCATAACTGTCAGAATTAGAAGAAGGATTATTCTCTAATGTTTTCCTAAGGCCGCCAGATGGGTCAGTTGCTTTGGCAGTTGCTTCTGAATCTAAATCTACATCAGTTCCAGTGCTAGCTATTGACATTATATTTATACCATCGTCACTATAATATTCCATTGTTACGGGGTCAAAAAATAGGTTATTAAATTGATTAGCTGAGTCAATTATCTTATTATAATTTTCAGTATCAACAGCTTTGTCGCCAACTTTTTGATGGTTTATTTGATTTTCTTTAGGCATAATATTAAGCAGGAGCTATTAATCCAGTATTAAATTCTGCGGTTGAATATAGGTTTTTTACAAATGAACCATCACCTGCCGTACTAGTTGCTGGAATCTCCCAATTACCATCTTTGCTAAATAAGTATTGAAAGGCGTTTTCTGTTATTCCATCTGATATTGACCTCCACTTAAAATTTAATGTAAATTTCCAAACCCTTGTTCCGTCTGCCTTTGATTGTAAGCTTCCATTTGTTCCTAGAAATAATACATTACCTTTTCCAAGATTCTCAAAATCAGTTTTATTTATTTTTCCAGCTTTAAGTTTTACTTCAGCTTTAAAAGCCTCATAACTACCTTCCTCAATTTCTTTAGTATATGAAATTAAACCAATAGGATTTGAGAAAAACAATTTCTGTCCTTTAATAGAATCGGGTTGGGGGGGTTCACCTACATCTCCAATCGACCACCCCCAATTAGAATTTTTAGAATCAACACTGAAAATTTCACCGCCAACTGAAAATGTTCTTTGATCACAATCTGTATCATTAACGGGTGACGATTCTTCTGGGTCAGTAGTAGAATAATTAACTGTCCAAGTATAGCCATTATTATCTGTATCAACTGGGTCATAAAATGTTATTACCTTAACTCTAGTAACAGCCACAACTCCTAAATGATCAATGTCAAATGAATCGCCCAAGTCTGGTAAACTATCTGAGCCACCAGCTTCCACCTTAAACGCTTTTGTCCCAGAAGATGCTTTAGTTCCTTCAGTTACTTGATAGCTTTCTTGTAAAAACGAATATCCGCCCATTTAAATCTCCTTATATATTATGCAAAAACGGTTCCTCTTGTTGGGTCGTTAGCTATGTTATTAATATTTTTATCTATATTTTTTAACACTGTTAATATGGAATTAAAAGTAGTATCAGCTCCACCCGCTCCACCCGCTCCACCGCCTACAACATTACCACCTGCAACACCTGCAACACCTGCGCCTTCAGTGCCTTGAAAAAATGCCTGCTGAGCCAATGATGATATGGATTCGAACCCAGAAGAAATACCTATACCTAATGTTTTCTTTTTAGCTTTTTGTTTCTTTACTTCTTCTTTATCAACAACCTTTGCTACCTCTTTAGCAATATCTTCAATTTTTTTAGCGACAACCTTTTCTTCTTCAACTTTTTTCTTACCAGCAGCTTTGTTTTTAGCTACACGCTCATTCTCTAGTTTATCAATTAATATTCCATTTTTAATAGCTACATCAGCAACGGCTTTAATACCTGCTATAAGGAAATGCTCAGGCGGAGGCTTTATTTCATCAAATTTACCTTGAATTATTTTTGCCCAACTCTGACCTAACCACTTAAATGATTCAACCCACTTAGCAATACTAGCACCTATTAATGCTCCCATCATTTGAAATGGCGCTTTTAATGCTATCCAAGCCTTACCCATAGTAGCTTTAATATTACTTAACCATATTGTAAATACACCTCTTTCGGTCATTATCTTTATCGTTTCAGTAATTTTTCTTATTTTTAAAGCAAAAGAATTAATTACTCCTTGTATATCTTGGGCACCAAATGCACCTAAAATTGCCTTACCTAAATCACCAAAGTCATTACTTAATCCCTTCATAGCTCCCGGTAATGTATTTTTCATAGCTGCAGCAACTCCACCAAATTCCTCTTCCAGTTCGTTTAATATAATTCCTTGTGCGCCAACCATATCTCCGGCCTTAGCCATTGTTTTTATCATTTCTTTTTCACTGGCTGAAAACATAATACCAACTCTAGCAAGTGCAGATACTTGTGTTATAGGATCATTTAAAGCCTTACCTAATTGAATAGCTGCTGCCTTAACATCAGCTTCGCTCTTACCAGCATTCTTCATAGCTTCAGACATATCAAGAACGGAAACGGTAGCTCTTTTGAACTGGTCACCTTTAATATGCTTAAACGTTGCTAGCATGGCTTGAGTATTAATAACTACATCATTAGATATTGTAGTAACGTTTTGTAACTCTTGAGCCATGTCAACTAATTCTTTAGAAGTAAATCCAGCAGCGCCACCAGTAGATTTTAGAATAGCATTTAGTTTTGCTATAGATTGTTGCTCAGCTCCGAAGGCAGAAAACGCACCTCTTACAGCCTTACTCAATAATAGAACACCACCAATAGCAGCGCCTATGGCCAAGCCCTTACCTAACTTACCAAAAGCCATACCTAATCCACCAACTTTCTTTTTTGTTTTTCTTAAAGCCCTATCTATACCAGTAGTATTGGCCTGAAAGTCTACAAATGCCGTTGCTATTGCTGTTGCCATTATTTTTTCTCTTTAATCTTATCTTTAATCTTTTGTAATTCGCCAGATTTAAATAAACGAGCTATCTCTGCCTTAACCTCATCAATTTTAAACTCTTTCTTCCCAGTTTTATTCATTAAGCTATCTCTGCCTATTCTTAAGTTGTCAAAGTATTCTGTTTCGTGAGTAAGTTTATCCTTTTCAATTTGTTTTTTAGACATTTTAGATACATCAGACATCTTAGAAACGTTTCCTTTTATAGCTTCAATTATAATCTTAAATTCATCCTCATAATATAATTTATTAAGAGAAAAATCTCTATATAAATAAAACTCATATGGCGAGAGTTTGCGAATCTGGACAGGGAGCCATCCGAAAACGCTGCTGATTGCTAAAAACTCCTCGTCACATGAGTCTAAACCTTTACCTTCTTTTTGATTTTGGTATTTTTTTTTACCTCTTCGATTCCAGAAATCCTATTAATAATAGTATCTAGTAATTCAATGTCATCAATTTTTATTAATTCATTAAAGTAATCAGGAGATTCGATACCATCATTTAATTCTTTTGTTGACATAAAAAGAATTTCTTTCTTGCCGTCTAAGCACTCAGCCTTGCTTCCAGCTAAAAGAGTTAGGTCATTACCACTAGGAATAATTTCAAATGCTCTAATTAAAAAATCAATTTTGTCAGTTCCCTCTAAATTAGAAGCTACTTTATACATATCAGCTTCTTTTTCATCCTTAACAATCTTTTGAAAATGGCCAAGTAAGAAACCTATATTTAATTTTTTAGCTTTTAATTCCTTTCCACCAACTTTTATTTCAATTACATCACTATTCTCTGTTATACTACTCATTTCTGCCTCCCTTTTTTTATTAACTTAAGCTTAACTTAAAGTTGCTCCACCATCGCAAGTAAAACTATGCTCAAATATCTGAGTTTCGCCAACCTGATTCTCAATGTTCGTAGAATTGAAAATAACTTCAGCGGTAATCGTAACCGAACCAACATTTGAATTACTTAAAACTATTGTACCAGTTGAATCTGTAATTCTATCATAAGTACTAATTGTACCAGTTGATGTTTTTAAACCCTGAGTATATTCCATATCTTGACCACTACAAAAAGTTGGTGTTTCGTTAATGTTTATCTCTTCACTAAAACTCCACCCATAAGCACATTGAGTGACGCCGTCAACTGTTACTGTCCCATTATATCCCGGTATTTTACCCATTTTATTTCTCCTTTTTTATCTATTATCTTGTTTTTTCTAACTTATATTCCATCTCGTAAACAACCATCCATCCCTTATCAGGATCCTTTACCTTAAAAGTATTAAGCAATATAGACGACCAATTTGTATATCCTCTCGCTTCAGCTAACAATGTATTCCGTATTAAGTTTAGTAATTCGGTACCTATCTGTAACACACTTTTACTACTCTGCCCTTTAATAGTATCGCCAAAGCAACTGAACTGAACAATTGGTATATCATCATTATCACAGAACGTCCTATCAGTAGGGCTTGATATAACTGAAAATGTTATATATGGAAACTTAGTACCATTAGGAGCCTCTGTATCAAACATACCGTTAGGCGTTGTTAACATAGACCTTAATGTAGCTCCATCATCGGAGTTGTATAAGGTCATTATAGCTTCGGTCAAATATAAATGCATAATTAAAATTTCCCACTAAATAATCGTTTAAATCTAGAAAAATAAGTATAAAACGTTGGACGAAAGAACGGTAGTTTATGTATCCGGCTGGTTCCATATTCTAAATAGCGTGAATAATCGACATTAGTTCCAACCCTATATTTGTTTTTCCTAACCTTACCAGACTTAATAGACTCCTTTAACTTACCAGAAACTACTTTAGGTTTGCCGGCTTGACCGAATGAAGCTTGTACAAGTTGCTCATATTCCTCTGAAGCTTGATATAACCTTCTGTTTATTGTCCTATCTACCTCAGATAAAAATGCTGCAGGATACCAACTTAATCTAACCTTTGACATATTATCTCCTTAAAGCAACTTCTATTTGTAAAAATTTATTCATTCCATGTGGATTATTTACATACTGTACATCATAATCTTCTTCATTTACACGAACAACGTCATTAGAAGCTACAACAGTACCTGTAGGGGCATAAATCATATGGGATGATACAATGCCTTCCCTGCCACTTACAGTCCTCTCAGCGGCCGCCAAGAGCCTTATACGGCATTTAGCTGTGGTAGTTCCGTATTCAGTAATAACAGCACCACCGGTAGAATCAAGTGTGGGGGTAGCTAAACGCTTAATCTTCATGGTTTTATTTAACATTCGCTTTAAACTCATAATTCTCCCTATGGATTAACATAACTATATTCAGAAAGGTCACGCCAGTACCGCTCGATAATAGAATTAACGCCATCGTGCGTATATCCATGATCCGCTAATTTCTCAGACTTTAAATTACCATCTAATTCAAGGTCATCTAAGTAATCCTTTATAATCTTATTAACCGTCAAGGTCAACCCTGCTGGTAAATCGCCATCTACAGTTAAGGAGTTATGGTTATCATCATCTAAAGGAAGGGTATACCCGGCAACCCATTCCACATAAATATTGTTTGTTCCACAGTTAAATACACCCTGAAACATTTCCAAGCTATTCCTAGATTCATAAGCAATACCAAAGGATGAATTACTAGAAGCCAAATCAATATGTACCTTTTCGCCTACAGCATCCTCAGCATATATCGGTTTTATAAACTGCGTTAAGGAGGTTTCGTTACTAGGAGTATCTACTTGAGTCGCTGTCCAATTATCAACTACATTTATTGCTGCCGTCATACTGTAGACATTAGCATAGTCAGTATAATATAAATAAGTATCAACTTCATCGCCAATAGCACTTAATGAATTTAAAGTTATTGAAGAAACATTTGAAGAAACAGTAGCCGTATCGCTTCCTGAGTTTTCTACCTGCATTACATTATGAGTGCAATTAGATACACGCTTTACTCTTGTAATTGGATACTGTGGAAGAAAAAGAATGTTGCTTCCATCACCATTAAGCCAATACTTGTAAGTAGCTGTACCAAATGTACGCCCACATTTCTGTTCGACTAATTGAGATACATTAGTAATAAGAGAATCTAACTGAGTATTCTCCTCAGTAGTTCCCTTTTCGCCAGTGTAATCATTATATAACTTTACAGTGGTCAGAGCCATAATAAGCCTCCATTAAAGGAGGGTGGTCGCAAAGTGTGACCACCCAAATATTATACCAATGTTCCAGCTTCGCCAACATAGGTTCCATCAGGACAATCGCCAGCCGTATCCTTAGATGTTACCCATTGGTTCTGAGGATCGCCGGCATCTCCAGATATCGCCCAATAATCAGGGTTACTATCTGCGAAGAATAACCAATATGTTCCATTGTAATACTTAGCTTTGCCATTGTATTGTCCATCTATAGCATATGTTCCATTAATATCTGCGGTAGCAAACGTAGAAGCAACATAACTTGCATTACAGTCACCGCCAGACTCAGAAGAACTCGAGTCAAATGAACTCGAAGAACTTGAAGAACTTTGAGAACTATTGGTTGAACTACTGTCAGAACTACCAGAACTATTGCTTTCATCTGTTGACTCAGAACTTGAGCTATCAATAGAACTAGAAGAACTCGAAGAACTTGTACTCGATGTTGAACCCGGACTTGTACTTGAGGTACTACTTGAATCAATAGAACTCGAAGAAGAACTAAACCCTTCAGAAGAAGTACTTTGCTCATCATCAGTTTTCATAACAAATGGATGAACTACAGAACCGTCAGTTAAGGTCATTGGTCCAGCCCACATTGAAGATCCGTTTATTCTAAGAACGAATCTCAAATAACTTTCATCTTCTACAAACTTCAAGGACTCATTTACAGCCTGTGTCATTTCTTTCTGAGCAATAACATACTGACTGAAATCGCCTAATACTAAACTCGTATCTCTCATAACATCAGAAACAATTACAGGATAACCCCATAAAATAGGCGTTCCGTCCATATCCCAAGTTAAAGGAATTTGAGGAGTCTGAGTAGCCGTATCCCAAAGATTAGTAATATCTATCCACATATCTTGAGAAACTACCCAACAACCATTCTTGTTCTGGTAGTAAAGGTCATAAATATCTTTTAGCTCAGCAGCAGTTATAACACCCGCAACATCAGAAAAACCAGTAGCAGGATGATTCGCTATAGCATTCAACGCTCCGCCACCATATACAATATTCGTATCAACAATCCACTTAATAGCATCCGAAGCAGCTTTCTGAACAAACTGACCTAATAGTTCTGAGTCACTTTTTATTTCATCAGTTAAAGTAATTACAACAGCTATCTTATTAAAGCCAAGGTCTAATATACTAAATGCGGCGTCAGAAGGAGTTTTAGCAACACCCTCACCAACTACATACGCTAATACGCCGCCAAGTATTCCAGCAGCATTTCTAGTAGGCTCATTGGAAATAGGTATTTTTACACCGGCATTGTCATCACCAACATTAAAAATAGTACACTTCTCATATATGGATCCAGCCATAAAGTCCGGAGAAAGTATTGTAGCTATAAGATTGTTTTGAACAAGGTTGCCACCATCAGCTGCGGTAGCTTCGTTTTGTCCTGTTGATTTGATAATAGCTTTGTTAGGCTTATTACCCTTAATGAGTTCCTGAATGGACTCACCTAATTTTACTCTTTTATTCATCTTCATCTTCATCTCCTTTTGTATTTAACCCATTGTATTAGGGCGTAATGAATATTTAATTTTTAAAATAATATAAAAAGGGGCTGAGCTGTAACAACTCAGCCCCTAGTTTTATTCAATGACTATTCTTAATCTCTTGTAACGAAAGGACTGATTATCGTTCCGTCAGGAAGCGTAACAGTACTTATAAGTTTAGGTGATCCACCCATCCTTAAACCGAATCTGAAGGCTATCTCGTCCTCCAGGAACTTGACATGCATACTTTGCGCTTCTTGAATTCCGCCACGCTTAATAACAAGGTAACTCGACAAGTCAAGAAACATTATGCTCGTATCGTTGGCATCAACATCTGCCTGCTCAATACAATTAACCTTCTTACCGAAAAGAGTTCCATAAGGACTAATTTCGAAATTAGGCTGTATAAGTTTACGACCAGAGGTATCTTCTAACTGCATAATAGCTGAGTATTGAGATAAACTCATATACCATTCAGCTCTTGCAATACAACCCGGTGCCATAGAAACATACATAGTAGTAAGCTCAGCAGCTGTTGGATTTGCTCCAGCAACAGTAACCCGAACAGTAGCGGCGTTATTTTCAATCTCTTGCATAGCAGTATTAGTAGTTCCGTGCAAGATATCATTGTCGATATTCCAAGCAAGGCTTTTAGCTACATCGTCAGCAATAAAGCTACGAAGTGCTGTTCTGTCCTGAAGCAACTCATCTGTGCAATAATTTACAGCGAAGAGTTTTCCAAGGTCAATGTCAACCTGAGAATAGGCCTGCTTGAATGGGGTTTTAGCAACACCTTCAGCAGGAGAATAACAACGAACTCCACCAAACAATGTAGTAGCAGAACGTGTAGTTTCATTTACCATATTGATTTTTAAGCCGTTAGAATTTGGAGCGACCTCTTTTACATCACATTTAGGGAAAAGTACTGATTCCTGAGCTGCGAGTTTATAGATTTCATTGCCAATTCTATGTTCAACAAGGAATCCACCATCTGCGTCAGCACCATCTTCATTCTGACCAGTAGACTTATAAAGCCTTTCATCAGCCCTATTTCCTTTACCAGCTTTTACAACAGCCTGTAAGAATTCGCCCGTATCTTTCCATATAGGAGCATCTTTAACAACTTCGATAGTTTCGATGTCATCAATTTTAACTTCTTCCTTTACTTCATCAACCTTAAGGCTCTTCATAGCTTCAGCAACAGCTTCTTTTACAGCAACTGACATATCTTCAGCTTTAACTTCCTTTACAACGCCATCGGACTCAATAGCTTTCTCAGCGTCAATAAGCTCTTTAGCGGTATCAGAATCTATATCTAAAATAGTTCCCGACTTATGGATGTTATCTTCTGAATCAACCCAATTATTTTTTAACTTAATTATCATTTTTAATTTCCTCTTTAATATTTTTATTACCTTCTCTCTACGGCTATTTACTTATTAGGTTGTCCGGTCCCGGTTAAGGGCTTTGGATTCTAAGTTATAAACTACACCAAAATCTATATTAATTTTACACTTTAATTTAAAACTGTTACACTATTAAACAACTTTTCCTAAAGCTTTTCTTATTTCCCTATCTACAATCTCTTTAAAATCAATGTCAGGCTCTTTGATTACCTTGACATATGTAGGCTTCTTAATTACCTTAGCAAACTTTTTAATAGGAATAGGCTCTATAATTTCTTTGACTCCTTTGACTTCATCCTCAATAACTTCTTTCTCAACTGGTTCTTCGTCAACACTATCCTTTGGTTCAACGACATTAGCATCTTTATCAATATCTCCTCCATCTTCTATCTCCCCTACTTCTTCAACCTTATCCTCAATATCATCCTTAACTTCATTAGCATCCTCAATGAATAATCCAGCTTTCTTTAGAATCTCATCGTCAGCACCTGCATCTTTCCACTGTTTAGATACTGATTCAACTGTTGTAGCGGAATTACACCCTATTCCTACTAGACTATGCTCAAGTAATAGAGCCTTAGTAATTATCCTATTAACGAATTTTCTATTCTTCTTGTATTCAGGCCATACAGCAGCTAATTGTTTATCTACTGCCCTAAATTCCTTAGTACCTTTGTAAACAGCCTGTATTAAAGCAAACCCTATAGAACTCTGCCTCTGGTGACCCTGCTTAACTAATTTCCATAGAATGTCCTGTGGCGTACCCTCTCCAGTATCAGCAAAAACAGATTTAGCTTTTACACCATATGCATCAGTTTTTATCCATTCATCAGAACCCATAGGCATTTCTCTTATGTCATGTTGCCAAAAGAATGGCATTCCCTCTTTCTTAAACTCAGTTAATATAACACCAGAAGGAACAACTACATCACCAACAGAATCAACATCTCGAGTAGAAACCCTAACTACAGCAGTTCTCTTCTCAAAATCCATATCCTCTTCTTTAATCTCTTCACCAAATGCCTTTCTCTCAACAGTTATAGAATCTAAATCAACACCTTCTTCTTTTAGAATAGCATCAACTTCCTTCTTCTCTGCATCCTGCATATGGTCATAAACTTTCTTAAACGCATACTTATTCTTCATTATTATCCTCCTTACTATCCTCACCACCCTCACTATCCCCACTCTCTACTGGTTTATTATCACCCTGAAAGTCCTCTAATTGCTCTGGAACCTCTCCTCCACTAGCAAATGGGGAGTCAAACTTCTCATCCTCATAAGGAACAAGCCCGTTAGAACGCCTAACCTCATTTATCGTTATAGAACCATTCGTTATATTCTTGTCATCTATCGTTGTTTTCTGCTCTAAATTCTCAGGCGTTGGATCATCAAACATTAAGAATAACCTGTCATCATATAACGGAACTAATTTCTCGTTTAACTTCTCTTCCAACCTCTTAGTCCTTGGAACAATAGCATTCTGAGTATGCCATAACTTAGCAGATTCACTCGTTGCCTTCTTCGTATCACTCGAATCTAACATCGAATAAGGAACACCATATATAGCCGCTATCTCTTTTAATGTCCATATCCTACCTTCCATATATTTCATTTCCTCAGGAGTCCAGCCGGGCATAGCCTTAATATCAAAATCCTCATCCATAACCTTAATCTTACCATTCTTTTGAGGACCACCTACTGCCTTATTCCACATCTTCTCAACATCTCGCTTACTAGTAGGATCTAACTTTCCACCCTTATACTGCACAATCGCATCTGGACGAGCCTTATTCTTTAATGCAGAATTCTCAGATATATCAATTAACTCATTACGCTCAATCGCCATCGCAGCTGCCATAGCAGGTCCTAAACCATAATAATCAGATGTAACAGATGCAGTTTTAAAATGAATTATCTCTGAAGGCTTAAACTTAACACCTACTGGCTTTTCACCATTTACACCACTCTTTTTGTAAATATACCCCTTAATTAACCTCCTCTTACCAGCAACTATCGTCATATGCTGTGGCATCATTACATATAGTTCCTGAGGCGTTGACATTCCAGCAAAATCCATATACCAATAAGCATTACCTATCATATCTAAACTAATAGATGTACCCTCTATAGATTCATAATAATTACGGTCATCATTAAACTTACGCAATAAATCAAGTAAAGGATGATCTACAACCTCTACAACCTCTACAGATGGAGTTATCTTACTCAATGCCTTATATGAAGCCCTATTAGATAACTCTTTCACTTCCTTACTACTCAATACCCTATGATTATGTAAATACTTATTACTCTGACCATAACTAGTCGTAGCATATAACCTTAATGGCGTAGATGCTACACCGGCAGCATTAATATTCGAACAGGCATATACCCACGATTTATACTCCATCATTATCTCGTCATATGTATATGTTTTACCCTTGCAATTATCACCAGTTAGTAAATGTACCATCTGTTGAAATATCGCACTATCATTAGTTGTATTTACATTTACACTGCCATTACCACTGAATATGTTTTTTGCCTTGTTAATGAAATCTGTTATTGCCACAGGATTCTCCTATTTAATATTAAGCATTAAGGACTTATAACTTAGAATTCTTAGAATTTATATAAGCTCACCTATAATTTTAAGCTAATCATCCAAATCGTTACACATTAAAAAATCATTTTCTAGCTCTTCTTGATCTTTTAACATTTTTTCCATTATGTCTACCTCTCCACTTTTCTCCTTTTCCACTAAATCTAATGTAGGATATATATAGCCAGAAGTTAATTGAGCAAACGCATAAGAACTACAATCAACCATATCATCCTTCCTGTCCTTTGTACTCTTCTCACCAGTAAATGCATGATGCTGAGCTTTAAACTTATCATTCCACTCAGCCTCCAATAACGCTACATTGCCACCACCTACCTGTACAGCAAACGGTAACGCCCTAGCACGCTTAGACCTCTGCTGAGTCCTAACGCCCGCACAATTAAAACCTGCCAATAACTGAATCCTGTCAGCAGTTACCTTCTTTGCGGCCGATGCACCCTCTTCCTCCCAACGCACCATATAATTTATACCAAATTGCTCCGCTAACTTCTTGTCCTTCATACTCGTACCTAAAAATAAATCCTCTGTTTCAGCAGGACCTAAACGGAATTGTGTGACATCTACCACATAATACACGGGGTCATTTGGGTATTTACGCATTTTAACCGATGCCGTGTAATCAACTACATATGAGAAATCCCACATCCTACACTCAACAACACCACCCTTATAATCAGTTAACTCAGGTATATGCTTCATTACCTTGAAATCCTTAGAATCAAATATATCACCCTTCTCACCCCTTATAAGCCAATTACCCATTAAATCACGCTCTTTCGAAACCCTATCCTGAATCGCCAATGAAGATATATACGTTTCATCAGCTTCCATTAATATCTTGTTGTCAGTTACAAGGCTACCTATAAACGTCAAACTCTTATAACGATTCAAATACGACTTCTTCAGTATCTTAAGCCTTTCCTTTAAATTAGCTCCACCATCACCTTTCATCCTCTTTAGCTCTTTCTCATAATCCGTATCCATTGCCAATAACTCTTTCTTTGTATCAGCCCATACAATCATATCACCATCCCTCATAAAATAACGCACAACCCCTGAACGAGCCTTTATAGGATATCCCTCTGGCCCTATCCACCAACTTATAAGCCTAGCTACAAAACTATCAGGGTCAGGATTACAAGAACAACGAATATATGGCGAAATTCCTGTTGTACTACGATTACAGGTCAGTAGAAACCAAAACGAACTCTCATCCAATAACTGTACCTCATCAAATAATATCAAGTTCAAACTCGCCCCCCTAAACCTTTGCTGAGCAGATTCCTTATCTAATCCTGCAAACTCAATCTTAGCACCAGAAGGAAATTCCCACTTCCTAGAACTCTTAACAGGCTTTGAACCTTTTATAGAACTATATAACTCGTAACTTGTGTCCCATAACTGCCCAGCACCTATTATCTCTCTCTGGGACGTTCTTAAAAATACTGCATTAAAACCCGGAACACCTATGTGGCGAAGGCTCTCAAGAAATAACGCAAAACTTTTACCACCTCCCCTAGCACCTCCGTATATAACGCAATCAGCCACACTAGATAAAAACTCTTCCTGCGGTCCCGGCTGAGGCGCAAATACCTTCTGATTCTTGTATTCCTTATTCTTCGAACCCTTAGGACGACCTCCCTTGTATATAGTAGTCCTAGGTTTAGATTGCTTAGATTGCTTAGATTGCTTAGATTGCTTAGATTGCTTAGATTGCTTTTTAGGTACTTCCTGCAATTCCTTAGGAGGCGATTCCTTATGTATTTCTTTTATTTCCTCAATGGGGGGCGACATCGGTTCCATTTTACCTCCAGAATTTTTTTCAGATGTACTTATTTCGGGCGTATATATATCAGCTTTTAAAGAACTTGGAGAATCGCCAATGTTTATAGGGGTTTCCGTATCCTCTTTAAGCTCAGAATCACTGGAAAATTCGTGAGCAGTCGAACAACACTTTTCGGTTCCAAATCCCCGCTTTTTTTCATCTTCACTCTTTTTGTCCTCTTTCACTGTTTTATCATCATTTACACTATTACTATGACCAACGCTCGCCTCTTCTTCGAAGATGCTCGCAGTACCCTCAGTACCCTCAGTACCCTCAGTCGGGCCTACATACACCTCCTCTATATCCCCGAATAAATCCTCCTCTACACTACCCATATGTTCTATGTCACTTATATTACTCATATTCGCCCCCCTATATTTTATTCCTTCCGTTATCAGGTAGCTTAATAATTACTATCTGTTCTACCTCACCGTCCTTCTCTCCTCTCCCTACACTCCTGTCGTCTATCTTGTCTATGGCCAGCGTAAGCTTAACTATAGCGTCTATATCAGGGCTGTTCTTAGCTTCTTCCTTCTTTAATAGCTTGGTCAAGAGCTTAAGCCTATCTGCGGCCCCTATTATGGCTTCGTCTATTACCTTATTCTTAAGCTCTTCTATACGCTCTAATACGTCGGGCCGCCTACTGTTCCTAACGAACTGCTGATAGCCTACTGTATGACCTTCCTTATTCATCTTCGTATGTAGCTTCTTCTTGCTTAACTTAGGGTTCTCATACATTCCATTAGCTAATTCCTCTAATCCATCATTAATCATTACTGGCATTCCATATCCTCCTCTTTATTCTCATTTCCCTATATTGGCCCGACAAACAAGCATAAGCTTTTATATAGGCGGCCCGACATATGTTCCATTCTCTAATCGTATATATTTTAAAAAACTTTCCATTTTGAAAATATTCCGAAAATAACCCCTATAAACAAAGGGTATTTCGAGGTTGCTCTGACCAAAATGATATTTATTTTGGTTTTTGACAACCCTTATGTTCGGGCCTATAAATTCTGACCTCATTTCATTTTCATATATTTTAAAAAACTTTTTCATTTTTCCATTTCGTTTTAACTAATTTTACATTTTTCAACATCTATAGAAACAAACCTTCTAAAACCCCTATAAACAAAGGGTTTTCAGCGATTACTTTTGAAAACTTTGCTCTACTTTGCTTTTTTGTGTTTACTGGCCTCATTTGAAAATATTCTGTTAAATTCTCATAAATCATATCAAACTCCAGCACATTCTTAAAAACTTCGCCCTATTCTATAAATAAACTCAAACGCCTTTTGTTTTTCATAAATATAAGATTAGAATCTCTGTTTACCCCTATATTCATTGGCTTTTACAAGGTAGGCTTTATTAAATGATTTTTAAATTTTAATATTCTCTACTTTGCTTTTTTCAGTTTACATTGGCCATTTGAAAATATTCTTCTTAATTTTAATTTCCCACTCCAAACTTTGCCATTTATAATTCTCCAGAGGCATTTGAAAATATTCTATGCCTCCCTGCCTCCCTATATCGCCCCCTTAATAATCGCCCTCAAATCTTCCTCCTTAAACTCTTTACCTATCAATCCCTTAATCTTACATACCCTATACTGAACTTGCCTCCTAGTAAGCCCAATTAACCGCCCGACATCCCTAGCTGATTGCCCGACATAGAAATACTCCCTGTATATACACTTAAGCTCCTCTGTAGGCAATATAGCGAGTATCCGAGCGTTGAGGAGCCGAATATCTGCATCTGCCCCTAAATGCTTATAATAATATGGATTTTCAGGAGTGACAGACTTTGGGGGCGACATAGGCTTAAATTCATCCATATAACAGTTATTAGACCTGCGAACTATCCTTTTTGAATCTTTTGCCCTATATACATACACTTTTATCCAATAATAAGCATATGTAGCAAATCTTACATCATAATCTGAGTTGAATCTGTTAATCGCCTCATTTAATCCCAGTATACCCGAATTAAATAAATCTAGAAAATCAATATACTCTAGGTCAACATCCGCCTCTATTGTACGCCCGACAAATTTGTACACCATTCTTAAATTACTATTAATGAGAAGTTCCGTATCCCTCCTAATCGGGCCCTTAGCAAACTCCCACCTCTCCTCTGAACGACTTAAAAGCGGATACCTAGATATATAACTATATAACTCCTCCTTAGGGTCGCTTATTTCACTTAGGTCACTTAGGTCACTTAGGTCGCTTATGTCGGGCGAGGATGTTGAGGATGTTGAGGATGTCGAGGATGTCGAGGATGTTGGTCTAATTTCGTTTAGCATCTATACTTATCTATACCTCCCTTGGTTAGCGTATGTCGAGGTTTGTCTGGCGTATGTCGAGGTTTGTCTGGCGTATGTCGGGCGTATATAGGGCGTATATAGGACATTCCACCCTTTTTTAAGAAAAAGGGTGGAATCGTTACTGATTTCACTCATTTTTGAAGAAAAATGAGTGAAATAGACCATATAGGCGGCACTTAGGTTGACCATAGAGAAGAACTGACGGCATATACGGCATATACGGCATATACGGCATATACGGAAATTCGAAGAATTTACGTTGTGTGTAACATATGCTTCTATATGATCACTTTTGCTCATATTTGATTGTTTATGATTATTTATGATTGTTATTGAGCGTTATTACTTACGTCATCTAAGTAGTAGCGTCCTCCTATGCTTGCCAAGTTTGCCCGATTAAGGGTCGATTATGTAGACAGGGCTGGATATTATTTCTTTTCGTCCTTATATTTCTTTTCTATCAGGTCAATATGCTCCTCTGTAGACTTAATTACTTTGACCTGTTTATCTATATTCTTTCCCTTAGCATATTTGCCTTTAGAATACATTTTATTATGGTCGTCTAATGCTTTATCTAATCTTCTTTTCTTTTTACCTGCTTCTTTTCTGCATTTATCGCACATACATCCTCCAGTATTGTTTATATTGTTTAATTCGCCCTTAGGAACGCTTAGGTTGCCCTCTATGGGGTTAACTGCCTTTGGTGCGTCTACTTGTATTGATTCGTCCTGCGATTGATTGTCGGGCATTGTAGGTTGTTTATCCTCTTTCTTATCTTTACTCATTTACTTATCCTCCTATTTTTATTGTCCCATTCCTCTCATTTTGCTTGCTAATTCTTCTTTTATCAGTATCCATTCTCCGTTTGTTTTTTCGTAAGTGCATCTATATTTCTTTTTTTGGGATCCTTTTCCCTTATATTCATATTTTGTTTTTTTGGGTTTATTTACTTTTGCATTTGCGAATTGTTGAACGAAGCGTTCTTTTGTATTTTTCTTTTTAATAATGGGTACTTTTTCTTTATTAGATTTCGCATTCACGTTTTCTATTGTTTTAGTTAATGCCCATTTATCTGATTTCACTTCATATGCTATGGAGTTAGTTTCTAGGTCATTTTTAATTTGTGCTGATGAATATCCCATATTGTATTTTGTTTAGGTTCTTTAGGTTCTTC